TTATACCAATTTAGCACTCACCAAGTATCCTAACGTACACTTTGTAGGCGATGCTTTATCAGCTAGAGGTATAACGGTAAGTGGTGCACAAGGGACATATGTCGCAGAACATATATTAAAAAATTAGGATTATAAATACAAATTTCGTATATTTACGATAAATAATATTATGGCAGATAAAAAAACACCATTCCCACAAAGTAAAAAATTAAAAAAAGCAGATGGAACTATAGCATACATTTGGGATGGTAAATTACACAATTGGGATGGTCCAGCACTAATACCTGAGGGTAACGAGAAAAAAAGAGAATATTATCTTTATGGTATTCAATACTCAAAAGACGAATACAAGGAAACTATTAGACAACAAACAGGTTTACCTTGGTATAAACAACCAGCCCCAAAAGGGCAAAATCACAGAAACTAATATGAAAATAGGGTTATGCGGTACAATGAGTGTAGGAAAAACTACACTAGTTAATGCTTTAAAAGAAACAGAGCAATTTAAAGATTATAAGTTTAGAACAGAACGTTCTAAAGAATTAATGGCACAAGGTATCCCACTAAATACTGATTCAACATTAAAGGGACAAACCGTGTTTTTAGCTGAACGTTGTGGTGAATTAATGCACGATAATATAATTACTGATAGGACTATTATTGACGTGATGGCCTTTACATTAAATGCTAAATCTATACAAGATGAAGAAAAAAAAATATTTGAAAATTATGCTAAAGAGCTTATTTCGGAATATGATTATATTTTTTATATTTCTCCTGATGGTATCCCTATTGAAGATAATGGAGTCCGTGAAACAGATGAACATTATAGAGATGTAATTGATTTTACAATTTCATCCTTAATAAAAAAATACGGACACAGAGCAGGCAAACTTAAAATGATATCAGGATCTACAAATAGACGTATTCAACAAATATTAAATATTACTAACCTTTAACATATTTATAATAAAATCTAATAATAATATTAAATCTAATGAAAAGATCTGAATTAAAAGAGTTTATAAAAGGGGAAATAGTAACATCACTTTCTGAAGCATCTCCTGAAGAGGTTCAAAATCAAAAGGAATTAAATAAAGAACTTGAAAAAACAGCTAAACTAAGTAAGGATTTAGGTTTAGCAGAAGCTAATGTAGGTCTATCTGATTTACAAGACATAGGATATGACGATGGTGAATATGCTGTAAGTATGCATTTTAATAAAGATGTAATTGATATCAATAATGAACTTGATTATAAATATTATAGAAGAGGATTTCTTGAAGGTGTAAAAGATAGCACAGCAAGTTATAAGTTAGAAGAAAATACAACACCCAGAGGTGAAGATTTTACTTATGACTATGAAGATATAGGTCAATTTTATTTAGAAGGATTTGGAAAAGAACATACCTTAAATAATGACCAATTAGGAAAATTAGGTAAACAAATTACTGATAGATTATATGGTGGTGATATTGGCAAAGCATATGATGCCCTTGTAAATCCTCATAAAAACCCCTATGATATAAAAGAGGATGAAGATGATGACTTAGATGCTAAAGCAATCAAACAAGCTAAAGGGGCTAGAGGTAAGCATAAAAAATTAGACTTAGCAGTTAAAGCCTTAAGAGATATTACTACTGAAATGAAATCATTAGCACGTGACTATAGCAAAGCAGATGGTGTTGAAAAAGAAAAAATTAAGGACAAATTAAAATCAAAAACTCCTAAAAAGAAAGAGCTAGAAGCTTTAGTTGCTAAATTAGAAAAGAATGTCGTCTAAAGAAAGATTTTTATATATTGCTGTAGTATTTTTTGGTGTTTATTATTTAATTAATATGTATTCTTCAAATGAGGAAAAATATATTAATGATTATAATAGTAAAATAAAATTACTAGAACAAAAAGTTGATTCATTACATTATGTAAATGATGATTTAGTATTTAAAATTGACACTTTAAACCAACAAATTGCTAAATTAGATATAGAAATAGACAAACAAGATAAAAAGATTGTCACTTTAAAATATAAAGTAAATGAAAAAGTTAATTCCGTTGATTCTTTTAATGATGATGAGCTTACAAGGTTTTTCACAGAGCGTTATAGACACTACGAAGATTCAATTAAAAAAACCGATAGTACGTTTAGTAATTAAAGATCTAATAATAGGTGATGGTGCTAAAGCAGAAATAAAATTATTATCTAATAAGTTAAATTTATTAGAAAGTAAAGTTTATATTAAAGATAGTGTTATTAATAATCTCAATTCTCAAATAAATAATTTTAATTCTTTATTGTTCACTAGTAGAGAACAATTTGGATTAGCAGAGGATTTGAATGCAAAATTAAAGTTATCATTGAAAAAACAAAGACTTAAAACCAAATTAATAAGTGGGACAGGTATTATGATAATAATAGGAACCGCTTTATTAGTTAAATAGTTATATGTCAGATTTAAAAATAGTAATACGTCAAGAATATTTAAAATGTGCTACAGACCCAGTACATTTTATGCGTAAATATTGTTATATACAGCATCCTCAACGTGGACGTATACAATTTAATTTATACCCTTTTCAAGAAAAGGTTTTAACGTTATTTCAAAACAATGATTATAGCGCTATACTAAAATCTAGACAGCTAGGTATATCAACTCTAGCCGCAGGTTATTCATTATGGTTAATGACATTTCACAAAGATCGAAATGTATTAGCATTAGCAACTACACAAGCAACAGCAAGAAACTTAGTAACAAAGGTACAATTCATGTGGGAAAATTTACCCTCATGGTTAAAAGTAGATTCTGCTGAAAATAATAAATTATCATTAAGATTAGTTAATGGTTCTAAAATACAAGCTAAATCCTCAAATGCAGATGCCGCACGTTCTGAAGCCGTATCTTTATTAATAATTGATGAAGCAGCTTTTATTGATAACATTGCTGAAACCTGGGCATCAGCTCAACAAACCCTAGCAACGGGTGGTGGTGCTATTGTATTATCTACTCCTTATGGTACAGGTAACTGGTTTCACCAAACATGGGTAAAAGCAGAAGCAGGTGAAAATGATTTTTTACCAATTAAACTCCCATGGTATGTCCACCCAGAAAGAGACCAATCATGGAGAGATTCACAAGATGCTTTATTAGGTGATCCTAGACTAGCAGCTCAGGAATGTGATTGTGATTTTAGCACTTCAGGTGACATAGTATTTTACAATGAATATCTAGAATATTATGAAAAATCCCATATTAAGGACCCATTAGAACGTAGAGGTGCAGATCAAAATTTATGGGTATGGGAATCATCAGATTATAGTAGAGACTATATGGTGGTAGCGGATGTTGCCCGTGGAGATGGTAAAGATTTTTCTACATTTCATGTAATTGATATTGAAAATAGTGTACAAGTAGCTGAATATAAGGGACAAATTGGTACAAAAGAATTTGGACATTTGTTAGTAGGTATAGCTACTGAATACAATAATGCTATGTTAGTAATAGAAAATGCTAACATTGGTTGGGCAACGATACAAGTAGCTATTGATAGACAATATGCTAATCTTTACTATTCACAACGGAGTGGAGAAGCAACAGTTGATTCGTATTTTGACAAATACCAGGACCATTCAAAAATGGTTGCAGGGTTTACAATGTCATCTAAAACACGACCTATGGTAATAGGTAAGTTCCAAGAATACATTAGTGATAGGAGTGTTACAATACATTCAAAAAGACTAGTAGAGGAAATGAAAGTATTTATTTGGAAAAATGGTAGAGCAGAAGCACAAACAGGTTATAATGATGATTTAGTTATGGCATTTGGTATAGCATTGTATGTAAGAGATACAGCACTTAAATTTAGACAAAGAGGTATTGATTTAACAAAACAAACATTAAACAACATATCAGTTAATAGAACACCATATATGGGTAGTTACAATGGTTCAACTCCTAACCCTTATGATAACCCATATTCAATGAAAACAGAACATGGTAAAGAGGATATTAAATGGCTCTTTTAAATAATATTTATAATAATAACAATTATACACAATGGCAGATAAAACAATTTTTACAAGGTTAAAACGATTATTTTCTACAGACGTAGTAATACGTAATGTAGGGGGGGATCAAATAAAAACTATTGACTCCAGTCATATCCAAACTAGTGGGGAATATGAAACAAATGCACTAGCCGATAGATTTAATAGGGTTTATTCTACCATGCCTACATCTTTATATGGGGCTCAGTTTAATTTAAATTACCAATACCTAAGGACTACCCTATACTCGGAATATGATGTAATGGACCAAGATGCAATTGTTGCTTCTGCTTTAGATATTATAGCAGATGAGTGTACTTTAAAAAACGACATGGGTGAGGTAGTCCAAATTCGAAGCTCAAATGAAGATATACAAAAAATATTATACAATTTATTTTATGATGTTTTAAATATAGAATTCAATGGTTGGATGTGGGTTAGACAAATGTGTAAATATGGTGACTTTTTCTTAAAATTAGAAATTGCTGAAAAGTTTGGTGTTTATAATGTAATCCCTTATACTGCTTACCATATTGAAAGAATTGAAGGTGCCAACCCTGAAAACCCTGCTGAAGTAAAATACAAATGGAATCCTGATGGTTTTGCTGGTAGTTCTTATGGGTACTATAATGTCCCAAACCAAGGAGGAGATGGTGGTCCAGATGATAGAGGTAGTATTATATATGATAATTATGAAATGGCTCACTTTAGAATGGTAGGTGATGCTAATTATTTACCTTATGGTAGATCATATATTGAACCCGCTCGTAAACTATATAAACAATATTCCTTAATGGAAGATGCAATGTTAATCCATAGAATAGCTCGTGCTCCCGAAAAAAGAATATTTTATGTAAACGTTGGTTCTATTCCACCTAATGAGGTAGAGGCATTCATGCAAAAAACCATCAATAATATGAAACGTACACCTATGATGGATGAAAAAACAGGTGATTATAACCTAAAGTATAATATGCAAAATATGCTTGAAGATTTTTACATCCCAGTCCGTGGAAATGATAGTGCAACAAAAATTGACACTACACCAGGGTTACAATATGATGGTATTGCCGATGTTGAATATTTAAGAGAAAAATTATTTGCTGCTTTAAAGGTACCTAAAGCCTTTATGGGTTATGAAGAAGGTGTAGAAGGTAAAGCAACACTGGCAGCTCAAGATATTAGATTTGCCCGTACTATAGATAGAATACAAAGAATATTACTATCAGAACTAAATAAAATTGCTTTAGTACATTTATATACTCAAGGTTATACAGATGAGACGTTGACGAATTTTGAATTATCAATGACAACTCCTTCTATCATTTATGATCAAGAGAGAATTGAATTGTTAAAATCTAAATCTGAATTAGCAGGTACATTATTAGAACAAGGTTTAGTCCCATCTGATTGGATTTACCATAATGTTTACCACTTTAGTGAAGACCAGTTTGATGAATATAGAGACATGGTTCGAGCGGATTCAAAACGTAAGTTTAGAAATGCTCAAATTGAAGCAGAGGGTAATGACCCAGTTGATACTGGTAGATCATATGGTACACCTCACGATTTAGCATCTTTATATGGTAAAGGTAGAACTATGTCTGACCCAGGTAATGTGCCAGATGGTTATGGTGATGACTTAAAATTAGGAAGACCTAAAAAATCTATTTCTAACCATGGCAAACAGGATAGTAACTTTGGTAAAGATCCTCTAGGAACAAAACGTATGAAGGATACAGATAAAAACGATTCAAGTGATAGTAGAACAGATTCTAATAAAACCGGATTGTCTGAATTCGAAAACCCTAAAATAACTTACTTAAAAAATAAGAATATTTTTAGGAAAATGCATGAAAAAAAGTTGATATTTGAACAAGATAAAGATGATAGCACACTTCTTGATGAATCTCGACTAAAAGGTTAATATTTATAAATAAATATATTTTTTTAATGAAAATTAAACATTCAAAATATAAGAACACTGGTATTCTTTTTGAACTACTAGTTAGACAAATTACAGCTGATACTTTAAAAGGTGGTAACTCCCCTGCTATAGATATATTAAAAGAATATTTTGTAAAAAGTGAACTAAGCCGTGAGTATAGATTATATGAATCAATTCTAAAATCTAAAGTCTTAAGTGAGTCCCATGCACAAATTTACATCGATACTACTTTAAATAATGCCAAACATCTAAATAAAAGCATTTTAAAGAAACAAAAATATAACTTAATTAATGAAATAAAACAACATTATGATTTAGTTACCTTTTTTGGTTCTCAAATTAGTGATTATAAAACCTTAGCATCTATTTATACTTTAATAGAAAGTAACAGTATTTCTTCTCCTGATAATAAACAGGTAATAACTAATAAAATTAATTTGTTAGAACATCTAACTAAAAAGGAACAATCTTTATTAGATAAAAAAGAAAATGTACTACAAGAATTTACTACATATGATAAAGATTTAAGATCGTTAACATATAGAATTCTACTTGAAAAATTTAACGACAAATACGATTCATTAAGTCAGGAACAAAAACAAGTACTTAAAGAATACATTTACTCTGTAGATTCTACCCCAGGACTAAGAAAATTTTATAACTCTAAAATAAATGAGTTAAAAACTATACTAACTAAGGAATCATCTACAGTTAAGGATAAAGCAACCAAAATTAAAATTATAGAAATATCTAAGATGTTAACCGAATTAGGTAAAACTTCTAAAGTAAGTGATGATAATTTAGTTGACTTATTGCAGTATTATGAACTTATAAAAGAAATTAAAAATTCAAATGGCATATAAGTATAGGCTTAAAGAAATAGAAGTAGGTGACGTAAAAGTTGATGGTGGAGTAAAATCTGTAGTTACCGGTAAGGACCCTGAAACTGGTGCTATATCTTGGTCTATTGATTATGTTCCTAACTTAACTAAGCTAGTTGAAGATTCTATGGAATTAGCTAATACTGCTAAAGGTGTATATCAAAAAGCTAAAGATGATAAAAAATTTCTAGACATATACGAACAAGCAAAACAGCTAAGAAATACAATACGGACTCACGTTAGAAATAACTACCCAGAAGATTATAAAAAAACTATTTTTGAAGAAGCTGATCTATCCCACCATATGCAAATTGGCGATGATTGGGGTGAAATAATATTTTACTTAGAAAAATACGGAACTGATGAAGAAATTGATGCTTATATAACAGCTTTTAAAGAACAAACAGGGCCTGATTTTGACGATTCTGGTTGGGACCATATTGGGGAATTTCAAAAATGGGTAAAAACAGCAATGAGGGCAGATGAAATGTCTACTTCGGGGGGTGCTGGTGCTTATAATACACCATATGCATTTAAAAAAGTAAAAAAGAAAAAAGTAAGTGAAGGAATAGGTGCATCATTAGGCCCAGGACCAAAAGCAACAGAAGACGGAGTAAAAGATAATGCATACGTAAAGCAATTTAAATATAAATTAGTACCAAAAAACAAAAATGGAAATTATGTTCAAAAAGGTAGTGGTTTGGAAGTAAAAAACTTTTAATATGTATAAGTATAAAATAAAAGAGGAAGAAAGTAAAGTATCTAAATTTCAAGAAGAAAGAATTAACGCTTTTAATGAAATTGAAAAAGAATTAGATGCTTTAATTAAGCCCTTAAGACAGGCTAAAATTGCTACAACTAAATACTACAGGGAAAACCCAGACAGTTTTTCAGTAGTTACAGGAACGGACTTAATTAAAGATTATCTAAAAGATATAAAAACACTATTAACAAACGAATAATGAAAACACTACAAGAAAAATACAACTTAATTAAAGAAGGAAAAGGTAATAAAACCTTATTCCTAAAGGAAGTAAAAAGAAATTACCCAAACATAATTTCTAATCTAACTACCTTTTCAGATGCTGAAAATATTCTTAAAAGTAAAAGTATTATCAACGAACAATTAGGTGGTGTAGTTTCATTACAACCCTTAGTTCAACTAACATCTGATGATTTTAACCCAAACAAACAAGCTTGGGAAAGTAAATATGAAGCTTTTGTTAATGAAGAAAGAGCTAAATCATTAAAACCTATCATTGATAAGGATATTGATGAAAAAATCAATACTGAAAAGGAAGATG